GTATTAAAGAAGCTAGATCGAATGACTGGTTAATCACTGATGCAGACATAACAGACCAGTGGGTTAGAATGGCGTTTCCTGATATGAATGACTATCTGGAGTACGAAGGCCATGACATATCACTCAAACCATCTGATGAAGTTGATGGTCAGATTATCCAAGAGATTAAGATAGGCAAATTCGGCACAACCGTTAAGTTGTATGACAAGCAAAAAGCCTTGATTGAGTTGCGTAAAATCCTTCTTAACACTGATCAGTTGAATAATGACTTCACTCAGAAACGTATTGAAAAACTAGAAGAAGAAATTAAGCTGATAAAAGGCAAAGAGCCAGATACATCACTTATGGAATTATTGCTGAATACAGTAGGTGAAGAAGATGGAGACTAAGAAGAAAGCAGCAGGTATTGTATTTTCTCCAAAGCAAAAAAGATTCATTCAATCGGATTTCAGTTATACGCTGGATCTAAACGAGGGAACAATTCGGAGTGGGAAAACAACAAGCGGGCATTTTAAGTTGGCTAAATTTTATATTATGTCTCCGGACGAAAACCACCTTGTCACAGCTTACAACCAAGAACAAGCTTATCGGCTTTTCATGGATGGAGACGGAACAGGGTTGACTCATATATTTGAAGGAGCGTGCGAAGAGAAAAACGACAAATTCGGAGCTCATTTGCTAATTCATACACCTAATGGCGATAAACGTATTTATTACAAAGGTGGAGGCAAATCGAACTCAGTAGGTGCTATTACCGGTATGTCGCTGGGGAGTGTAGCTTTCGGGGAATTGAATCTGTTGAACCTTGACTTCGTGCAAGAATGTTTCAGGCGTACTGTTGCTGCTAAAATGCGTTGGCATTATGCAGATATGAACCCGCCTAGTCCGATGCACCCGGTCATCAAAGAGGTATTGGAAGTCCAAAAGACAAGACGTACTCATTGGACGATGAAAGACAACCCGGTGTTGAGTGAAGAGCGTATAGAGGAAATGAGAGAAACGCTTCTCAAGAATCCTTATTTGTATAAAAGGGATTTCCTTGGAGAACGTGTTATGCCTCAAGGTGTTATCTACGCAAACTTTGATATGGACGCTAATGTTCGCCACTTGTTAAAAGGGGAACCGGTAGAAGCTTATTTTTCTGCCGATGGTGGTCAATCTGACGCAACATCTTGCAGCTTCAATGTAGTGACGAGAGAAAGAACGGACAAGGGGTATAAATATCACTTGAACCGTATGGCTCATTATTACCATAGTGGAGCAGACACAAGAGAAACAAAAGCGATGTCGCAATATGCGAAAGAAATCATCGTATTTATGCAGTGGTGCTTTAAACGTTGGGAATTCCATTATTCTAACTTCTTTGTAGATCCCGCCTGTAAATCGTTAAGAGAAGAGTTGCATGCTTTAGGTGTTCAAACAAGAGCTGCTGACAATAACAGTTCTGATGTTGTAGGAAAAGACAAGATGCGTATCGAAGTGGGCATAGAACGTTCAAAGACGTGCATATCTGAAAACTATTTTTCCATACTTGAAATAGACGGCAAGTATGACCATTACCATTTCTTGAAAGAGATTGGTCTTTACGTTCGTGACGATCACGGGAATCCTGTAGATGATAACAACCACTCGATGGACGAGTTCAGATACAGCATAAATTACTTTTATAAAAAATATGTCAAAAAAGGTTAGGCGGTGTGTAAATGTTTGAACGATCAGTAGCAAAGATAAAGGGGTGGTTAACAAAGATGGGGATTTTGAAGAGTTTAAAAACGATTAATGAACACAAAGATGTGGTGGTCGATCCTAAAGCATACGATCGTATCGCTAAAAACAAAGCAATCTATTCAGGTTATTTAGACGAATGGCACCATATGGAATATCGAACGTCAACAGGACAGACAAAGACTCGAGATAGATTGTCTATGGGAATGGGTAAGAAGGTTGCTGAGGAAATGGCAACTCTGATATTCAACGAGAAGGCGTCTATCACGATTGACGATACAGAAGCACATGAGTTTGTTAAGGAGACTTTGAAGAATAATAAATTCCACAAGAATTTCTCGCGATACCTTGAGTACACTTACGCATTGGGCGGAATGGCGGTTAAAGTATACGCCTACAACGGTCAAGTCAAGTTAGCTTATGCGGTGGCAGATGCGTTTTATCCGCTGTCTAGTGATTCGGAAAATATCGATGAAGCACTGTTCATCAGTGAAGAGCGCAGAGGAGATTACTATTACACGCTGCTAGAGTGGAATGAGTGGGAAGGAAATAGATATGTGGTCACGAACGAACTCTACCAGTCCTCTGTTCAAGGTGAGTTAGGTACGAGAGTAGGACTTGCTACCTTGTACCCTGACTTAGAAGAGAAGACGTATATTGATAATTTAAGACGACCTCTATTCGTTTACTTCAAGCCAAACATTGCAAACAACAAAGATTTGACCAGTCCATTAGGAATCAGTTTGTTTGAGAACTGCTATGACGACTTGTTCTTACTCGATTACATGTATGACTTCTTCTTCAATGAGTTCAAGTTAGGTAAGCGGCGCATTGCAGTCGATAGAAGCATGGTTCGTCCTTATCCAGACGTTCACGGAAATATGGTAAGTGTGTTGGATCCGGAAGAAACCGTATATGAGTCGTTCAACTTAGAAGACGGCAAAGGCGTAACTGATATGTCCGTTGATATTCGTTCAACTGACATTATTAACTCGATTAACTCCGTTCTTGACGTTCTAAGTATGAAGGTAGGTTTTAACCCGGGAACGTTCCGCTTTGATGGCACAGGTATCAAGACTGCCACAGAAGTGGTGTCTCAGAACTCTAAGACATACCAGACGAAGAATAAACATGAGGTATTGATTGAAGAGGGAATCAAAGAGTTGATCACTTCGATTATCGATGTGGCCAAACTATATAAAGTTTATACAGGAACAAGCGAGATTGATATCGGTGTAGACTTCGACGACTCGATTGCGCAAGATCGGAAAGAGAACTTCGCTTATTATTCTGGTTTAGTCGGAGCTGGTTTTATTCCTAGATTGATTGCTATTCAAAGAACTTCGGACGTTCCTGAAGAAACTGCAAAAGAGTGGTTAGCGATGATCGAAGAGGAGCGACTAAAGCAAGTGAATCCAGAAGTATCTGATCTGTTTGGTATTGGGGAGTGATTAGATGGCGGTGCAAGGTAATTTATTTATCGAACGAATCTATCAGCAAATCGAATTTGAGATGCTGCAAAATGTCGGCAAGGTACTTGGTAATGGGGAAGGCATAGACAAAGACGGCGTTACTCAATGGCGTGTGGCAAAGTTATCTCAGTTAGGCACATTGAGAACGGAACAGTTGAAAGTAATTGCTAAATACAGTGGATTGACCGTTGAAGAGGTCACTAAATACATTCAAGAGCTGGGAGAAGTGGAAATCGAAGCGTTCGAGGACCGAAATCCAGCGTTGAGTGAAGTAGGTATCCAGTACAAACCGCCTAGCGACGAATTATACAATCGTTTATTGGCGTTAGAAAAGCAGTCTAAGGACGTTATGAACATGGTTAACACAAACATGCTGACGTTCAGTGAGCAAGCTTATATCGACATTCTAACGCAAGCTAGTGCTGAGGTATTGACAGGCAACTCGACACTTTACCAATCACTGACAAAAGCGGCGACTGAATGGGCGGAGAAGGGTATTCCTGCAATCGTTGATAAAGCGAGTAAAGTATGGAGCACCGAAGCATATATCAGCATGGTGCTGCGAGCGACTCAAAAGAACGTGGTCAACCAAGTGCAAGAAGGCAGAATGGATGATTACGACATTGATCTTGTTGAGTTCAGCAGTCATGCAGGCAGCAGACCATCACATGTGGAATTTCAAGGCAAGATTTATTCCAGGAGTGGCAAGTCCAAGAAGTATCCTCCAAGAAGTGAGACCACTTACGGAATCGGCGCTGATGGAATGGTCACAGGTATCGGCTGCGGTCATGTGGAGTATGCGTATATTGAAGGTGTGTCTACAAAGCGTTATGAACCGTATAACAAAAAGGAATCCGAAGAAGTTTACAAGGAAGCTCAAAAGCAACGCTACCTAGAACGTGAAATAAGGCGTTCTAAGAAAGAGTTAGCGATGTTGGAGGCAATGGAAGCGGAAGATGACCAAATCAAAGCAGTCAAAGCTAAAATCAGGCAGAAACAAACGAATATGCGCACCTTTATCGAGAACACCGGAAGAACTCGCAGACGGCAGCGTGAGCAGATTGTTTAATTTGCGTACAGTAGCGACCTATAGGTGAAGGAATTAATTATGAGGAGGTCTTTACATGGAAGTTTCGATTAAAGTGAAATTCAAGCCTTTATTTTGGGTGAAATACACGCTAGTGAGAGTAACCAAAAACATGAGATTGTGGCAACGGTTCATTGACGACGTGGCAGCTAACCCTAAAAGGTACTACCGAGTTAAAACTTTGCGTGATAGACCTCCAGAACGTAAGAGTATTGGACAATATCTCAAAGGTGACCGTTCACGGTAGAAAGGAGTAGTGATCCAATATCTCTCAGCTAGTGAGTTACTAGTCTTTGTAAACTAATGGAGGTGTCGAATGTTACCTAAAACAATAAAAGTTGGCGGACTTATTTACGAGATTGAGAAAGTCGAAGATTTAGATCGATTCGAGTTATCGGAAGGTTTGATAGGTATGATTTACTATCAGGAAACTAAGATAAGAATCGATGATAAATTACCCAAGCAACTATTAGACAGCACTCTGGTCCATGAATTGACTCACGGAATCTTAAACGAAGCGGGTTATTCGGAACAAGATGAAGAAATGGTTGATAGAGTGGGGAGGGTTCTGTATCAAGTTTTGAAGGACAATGACTTTAGTTTTTTACACGAATGATAACAAGACCAACCATGCTCAAGTCTATAAACTGGCAAGAGACAGTCAAACAAGACTTAAAAAAGGAGAATGAACATGAATAAATTATTTCAATTACCTATGCGATTACAATTCTTTGCTGAAGACACAGGTGGCGGAGATGGTGGAAACAACGATGACGAACAAAACCCATCTGGCGAAACTAAAACCTTCACACAAGAAGAACTGGATCAAGTAGTAGCAGATAGAGTTTCTAGAGAGAGTAAGAAAGCGGCTAAAGCTCAAAAAGATTTGCAAGCTAAACTAGATGCAGCTACAGCTAAATTGGAAAATACTGGCAAAAGTGAAGAAGATCAAAAAAATGCTGATTTAGAAGCTTTAAAAGGCAATCTATCTGCAAAAGAAGAAGAACTAGCGAATACCAAAGCTGAACTTGAAGCTTTAAAACAAGGTGTCGATGTTGAAAAGATTGATAAAGTCATTAAATTGGCTAAATTATCAGATGAAGACGATATCGAAGATGCAATCAAAGGGGTACTTGAAGAGTTCCCTATGCTTAAAAAGAGTGATACTGCTGATCCTAGTTTCGCTAAAAACGGTAATCACAACGGGCAATCATCTACGATGTCTAAGAAAGAAATCATGAAGATCAAAGATACAAAAGAACGACAACGATTAATCGGGGAAAACCCACATCTGTTTAAATAAGGAGAGGAATATACACATGAATAAACTATTAAAAATGAATTTACAAACTTTTGCGAGAGCAGATAACTATCCAGAACCGAACACTCAAACTCAAAATACTTTGACTAATTTGGAAGCTAAATCCGTTGATTACACTTATCAATTTGGAGAAAACTTTAATAAATTTACGGAAGTATTAGGAATTACTCGTCAAATCCCGGTTCAAGAAGGTTTCACTTTGAAACTTTACAGTGCTCCAGATGTTGTTTTAGCAGACGGTAACGTCGGAGAAGGGGAATTGATTCCACTTTCTCAAGTGACACCTAAAGTTGCTGCCACAAAAGAAATCACTCTAAAGAAATACCGTAAAGTGACAACTATCGAAGCGATCCAACGTTACGGACGCGATGAAGCAATCAACCGTACAGACGAAGCTATGATTCGTGAAGTCCAAAAAGGCATTCGCGACTACTTGTTCGACACTGTGAAAACGAACGGAACTACACAAGCAAACTTGAATGCCGGTACTTTACAAGGGGCTTTAGCTTCTGCTTGGGGCGCGTTAGAAGTTTTATTTGAAGACGATGTTATCACTACTGTTGCATTTGTTAATCCTATGGACGTTGCTAACGAAATTGCCAATAAAGCGATCACTTTAGAAACTCAATTTGGTTTGAGATACTACACTGATGTTACTGGCACAGTAGTTATGTTGAATAACGCGATCCCGCAAGGAACGATTTATGCAACAGCATCAGAAAACTTACAAGTAGCTTATATTCCGGCTAACGCCGAGGCGTTTACTGAATTTAATATGTTTACTGACGAATTTGGTTTTATTGGAATGGCTCACGGTACAGAGTTAGGAAACTTAACGACTCAAACCGTCGTAGCTTCAGGTGTTTTAATCTTCCCAGAACGATTAGACGGTATGGTCAAAGTAGAAATCGCTGCTCCTGAAGAACCTGAAACTGTTAACGAAACTGATCCAAATTTATAAGAGAGGGGAATTTGCATGGATGAAAAGAAATGGGTAACGATTGAATACTTTGAAGACACAAACGACGAAGGCACTGCGTATGAAGCAGGTACTGTCTTCCCTCGTGAAGGGGTGGAAGTCACACCGGAACGTATCGAAGAGTTGAGCACTAAAAAGAACAAACGTCAACGCCCAGCTATTGCAGAATTGAAAGTTCTTCCTCCTAAACCAAGCGAGAAAGACTTGCTAGAAGCTAAGACAGTGCCGGAATTGAAAAAACTGGCTGACGACAAGAAGTTAGAATACGATTCTAAAGCAACTAAAGATCAGCTGGTAGCCTTACTACTAGAAAAGTAGGTGGATCATATGCCTTATGTAACAAGTGAATATTACGAAACAGAATATGATGGGGTTGCTATTTCTAGCGATGAATTAAACAAACTTATTAAGCGCGCCGAACGAGACATTAATCGTTTGGTGCGTTTTCGTATTACTGACTTTGATAAATTACCCGACTTCACCAAGAAAAGAGTGCAAGAAGCTGTTTGCGCCCAAGTGGAGTTCTTAGCAGAAAACGGAGAAACATCTTCTTCGATTTCAAGTAGTGGCGGTTCGTTCTCCATTGGATCATATTCAGAAAACAATAGCGTTCCATCTGACACAGGCAAAACGGAGCTGTATGCTGATGCGGTTTATGACTACCTTTATCCAACAGGCTTAATGTACGGAGGGATTGGTTATCATGGTTAAACCGATTAGACGTGATTTGCTGATTCATTCAATCGACTACTATGAGAAAAACGCCGAAAATAACGGCGGTGGATGGGGTGGAGAACCAGAAGAATATAAAGATCCTATCGTTGTTTCAAACGTGCGTGTCGAGCCTAAAAACGCTATTGTGCGAACCACTGACGGCGAAGAGATTCAAAGCAACACGACGTTGTTTGTTGACAAAGTATTCTCTAGTGCAGCGAATTGGGTTCATGACTCAAAAATCGTTTGGGATGGACAGACTTTCTTCATTAAGGGTATTGATCCGTATTACGCTCGTACCGATGTGGTCCATCATTGGGAAATGAGGTTGGTTTAATGGGTGTGAAAGTTAAAAGCGATTTTTCTGGAGCGTTTAAAAAAGTGAAGAGTAAAACAGAACGTACACAAGCTGCGTTGGATGAACAGATCCTCAAAGACTCAAACTTTTATCTGCCTTTTCAAGACGGTACCATGATGAACAGTTCGTTTTATGCGTCTGATTTAGGAAAAGGATTAATTGCATGGGACACCCCTTACGCGCGCAGATTATATTGGAACCCTTCCTTTAATTTCAGTAAGGACCGAAACCCAAATGCAAGAGCACTGTGGTTTGAACATGCTAAGAGCATTCATTTAGATGATTGGTTAGCTATAGCGAAAGCGGAGGTGAACAAGTAAGTGTTTGAATTTTATTTGGCGTTAAAAGATCATTTAGAAACGAATATGAACTTGTTTGCTCCGGTTTCGTTAAATGGGCTAACCATAGATCCAAAGAGCATATCGATTGGTTCTATGCCTTCTTTGTTAGGAAATAAGTTCTATGACGGGAAGCGGCAAAGAATCATTCAGATTCAAGTATTAGTAAAAAGCAAAGATCCAAAAGAAGCTATGAATACAGCTGAAGCAATCGATACTTTTTTAGACGGTAATTCATTTAAAGTGACCGGCTATCGAGTAGACAGTTGCGAAAGCTATGTGCCGCCTTCTTTTTTAGAGGAAACAGATGCAAAAGAGTGGAAGTATACAGCTGCTTATCGAGCAGAAATCATAAAGGAGAGTGACTTATAAAATGGCAAGAGCAAAAAACGCATTACGAAAACATGAGATTGCACCTCGCTTAGACGATGTAATCCCTACAGAAGGTTATTTAGAACTAGCAAAATACATTAGCTCAATCACTGACGACACGGACGAAGAAGTTGACGATTCTGTCTACTATGACAGCGATGGTACACCAAGTAATGAAGTTATCTCATTATCTGAAGTATGGACTGTTGAAGGGACTTATGACCCAGAAGACCCAGCTCAAAAAATGGTTGCAGACATGAAACGGAAACTAGGTTCAAGCCGTAACATCTGGCACAGAATCACTTACGTTGATGGAACAATCGTCGAAGGCCCAGCAACAGTTAATGGTATCGTTGCCGGTGGTGGAGACGCTGCTGATTACGAAGCGTTTAACTGCGTATTGAATTACACGCGCATACCAACAGTAACACCCGCAATTCCGGAAGGCGCAGGCCTTTAATATTTATGAGGTTATCCATAACAGGGTAACCTTTTTTATTTGAAAAATTAGGAGGAATTTAATCATGGCATTAAAAATTAATTTAAAAGAGTCGTTACTAGATGTTGATTTAGCAGGGAAAGTATATGTGGCAGATGTTTCAGATAAGAATGTCGATGCTTTTGTTGCG